TGCTGTCAACGGGGGTGGCGCGGGTAATTGAGGCGTTTCTTCCGTTGTAAAACGTTACATAAATGCTTCGCTTCGATTATTTATACAAGTTATTGTCAAAAAACGCTTAGCCTTGTGACAGTTAACGAGTTTCAAATTCCAGTTTTCTCGGAATTCTCTTAGGAGTATAGGACATAGTGTCCGTTTTGTCAAGCCTCTTCTCTTTGGGCAATGCGTCAATACTAACGACAAGTGACAAATCCAACGCACTGATGACAGGCATAGCATTACGATCAAGACGAAGAAGCGTCTGGTTATCACAACCACACGCTTTAGATTTATTTGATTTTGTTACTTCTAACTCTGTATTACATGAGTTACATCTTATCCTTGCCATTTTTCTGTTTCCTTTCCATTTCTCTGATAAATTTCTGCATATCCGAAGGCATTCCTCTTTTAATTTTCTGTTTCAGAATCCACATTTGTATTTCTACTTGCAACGTTTTAACTTGCAAAACTAACCACATAGCAAGGTTAGGTTCACTCCAAAGAAAATAAATGAATAATGCTGTAACGCAGAGGGTAAAGTAGTAAGTAGACATATGGGAGATACAAGGATAGAACTTGTGACAATCTCGGTGTATAAGCAAACAGGCAAGGTGGGACTCGAACCTACAATCGGCAACTTAGAAGGTTGATGCATTATCCATTATGCTACTTGCCCAAATCAATCAGGCGTAGTATGCCTGAAAGTATTTCACAATACCATCACAACGGACGTTACCTTGAGAGACCCAATCATGGGAACACTGGGTGATGCCACTCATACTATACATTGGTTCTTTATTTTTGTCAAGGGCAGATCCAAAACGAGTGAGGAGAAGACTGTAAACTTTTTGCCTCAACTCCATGCGGTCATCGCTATAGCGCCAATCATCAATCATCTACCTTCTCCAATCTTACATAGTTTTGCGTCAGCTGATTCGGGTCTTGCCTTGACACGATAAACCACATCATCCTTTTTAAATAGTTTGGTTAGAATATTTGATACCTTATCCCAAAGATTCTTGTTCTTAGTGTAATTCATTTTCATGTAATCCAAACTTGTTCAGAACCACCACCAGTTGTGGTCTTACCACTTTCAGTGGCAATATTATACATCACTTGATGAATATTTTTTACTTCTGAATATGTATCATCCAATAATAAGTTATCAGTAACAGACTCTTCGTAAGCAAGTTTATATTCTTTTTGTTTAGAAGAGAATACTGCCTGACCAAACCAAGAATCATCGTTTAAAAATTTTGGTGCTGAATACGTCATGTGAATACCATTTTTTTTGTATAATCATATGCATAGTAGTCTCGATGTCCTTTGATACCCCATCCTAACCAACGATAAGCAGCATTCATATAGTAACTAACAGTCTGTCCACTACCTTCAAAATAAGGAAGTTGTCTCTGGAAGATATTCTCATTAATCATATAACGAGTCTGACCTTCTAATGAACTAGGATCACAACCATATTTATTACAAAACTTACCAAGATTATTATAACGTCCTATTGAGGTCCACTGGATGAGACCATAACCACCACTATGACACTGACTATAAGGGACTCTAGCACCACCTTCACAAATATTGGAGTGAAAGTTAGACTCTGATTTAATGTTACCCATGATCGTTGCCAGGGCGTTACGATCTGTGATTTTGGTTCTTTCTTGGAGTTGTTCAAGGACATACTGTTCTTCTGGCGTACATCCACCACACTTCCAAGTGGGATTATATTCTACTACGGGAATTTCTACTACTGGTGGAGCAGATGCAACAGGAGGAGGAGTGAGCATGGCAGCAAATCCAGCAATGCCGACTGCTCCTGCGATTGTAGCCGCTGTCATAAGTTTCATAAGTAACGACCTCCATACGGTAACATATTTTCTTAAGGGTGTCAACCCCCTAAATACGAAATATATATTTATAAATTATGAATCTTGTGTTGAGACCCTTACATGATGTGAACGATGTGACATGGAGCATCATCATATCCCTTGTAATTCTTCTCGCTGGGGTTAGTTATTACATATATACTATTATGAAGAAGTTTATTCTGCCTGCATTGGTGTCGGTGATGTTACTGGTTCCACAACCATCTTTCGCTGCATCTAGACGATATTCATTTAACGAACTGTGGCATTATACTATTGCACCAGGATTGTATTCAATCGGACTCGTCACAGTTTTGATAACAGCAATGCATCTCACACTACCCACACGATATAGAGGTGAAGGAAAAAGACGCCAATAACTAGGTATTGAAACACACATAATGATAGTTAAAAATACCCACAATAAAATAAATACTGGTATAATAAGGGAAAAGAGATTATTATGTCCCACTATATTGTTCAGTACTTAGATCAAACAAGGCATCATCAAACAATCTGCGAGTATGCAGAAGATGCTTTTCAAGCAAAGAAGCAAGCAGTTCAAGACGTACCATATCTTAAATCACATCCGAGTTCAATAGATTGTATCCTGGTTGAAGGATCGATGTTCTGCTCAATGGTATAAATTATGATTGTTATTAGAATTCTTATCTGGGGATTAATTGCCAGAGCATTCTTTGTGTTGCCTGGATATGCATACACTGGCAGGGTTCACTTATCATGATACTACAATTTGCACATCTAATAGGTCAACATACAAACTTCTTGGTAGTAGGAAGTGTTTTTATGTTAGCACCTTTTTCTTTCTTCTGTATAGACTCTTTGCAAAATCCTCATATATATCAAGGTCACTAAAGAGCCTAGATACTATATGGAGAAGGAGTTAAGTGTCTATGAAATTAAGTAAACCGTTGGTGCATTTACGATTACATCAGTGTAAATTCTTCTACTGGGATCCAAAGATAGATCCAAGAGAACCAGAATATGTTGGAGGCCTCACAAGGTCTCCTTTTTTTGTAGCATCAATTACTAAATGAGAAATTAGTTTGTATCATCAACTACAAAAGTGTTCAACCTGATACAAAACAGGAATATATATAAAAACATTTACTGATATCCTCATGGAACTACTAGTACTCTTTGCTGCTCTTTCTGGTGCTGCCTTTGGTGCATATAAATTAACACCTAAACAATAGTGGTTGACAACCCAACTGAATGTGGTATAATTGTTGGGTATTAGATCCCACAATATGAACGAAACATTTTTTGTAAGAGGTAAAGTAAAGACTGTTTATCCTACTAGTGATCCAAACGTGGTACTCATACAGTATGAAGATAAGGTCACTGCTGGTAATGGTAGGCATGTAGACTTCCCTGAGGGTAAGGGAGCGTTATGTTGTAAGATATCTGAAATCCTCTTTAAGAAAATGGAGGAAGCAGGAATTAAAACTCATTACTTAAGTGTGCCTACACATAAAGTAATGTGTTGTAAGAAGGTAGATATTATACCAATAGAAGTGGTAGTAAGAAATGTTGCTGCTGGTTCTATAGTAAGAGAGACTACCTTAAAAGAAGGTAAGATTATTAATTACCCATTGGTTGAGTGGTATCTGAAAGACGATGAGAAGAATGATCCACTACTTACTACAGATCGTATCATGTTAATGGGGTATGGTCCTGAAGTACTACAAGAGATGGGAACAGTAGCAAGAGAAGTTAATTCTATACTTAAGACTATCTTTCGTAAGATAGGTCTTACATTTGTAGATGTTAAACTTGAGTTTGGTTATGATGTTAACAAGAATTTACTTCTTGCTGATGAACTATCACCTGACTCGATGAGACTTTGGAAAGATGGTGAGAGTTTTGATAAGGATCTGTTTAGGAAGGGGGAAGGTGATATAGTAGAGGCATATCAATATATCTTTGATCAATTAGTAAAAGAGATGTGCGAAAATGAGTAAGTACCAGAGGAAGCAAGCTTCAGGTAAAATAAGAATAAATGATGATGCGTACATTTATATGCGATCTGATAATGTTCGTGCTGATGTTTATTACTTTCGTATTTCAAAGCAACCCCATTGGAGAAAACCATATGTCAAATCATTAAGAACAACTAATAAAGAGATTGCTCTTGAAATGGCTATGAAAGAATATGATGAAGTGATGGAACAGCAACGTGTTGTTCAAGCAACTATTTTTAATGAAGAGGATGTTCAATTAGCAACTTCACAAGCAGGTATAGGTAAACTTGGAGAAGATAGGTTTACTGGTATAATGATGATCAAGGGGTATCAAGTATACAAACCAGAAATGGATTTGTGGGGAAGGGATTTAATTTTATATAAAGATGATAAATTCATGCCAACTCAAGTTAAGACTGCAGTAAAGAATAATAACCAGTGGCAATTCCAAACTAAACATAGTAGTAATAGAATTAAATATAAAGAGGTTTGTACTCATATGGCATTTATTCATATTGTAGAAAATCGTATTTGGTTTATTCCTACTGATAAATTACCTGATGTTGATAGTATGGCACATAGTAAATTTAAGTCTTATTTGGAGGGATATGAGGTAGTATTATGAAAATGAATCCTGATAGTCTTGACAATAGTTAGGTTGTCTGATATAATAAACAGATTCAGAAAAAATTTTTTATGATTTTTTGGATAGGATTTACATTAATGTTCCTCAATGAGGGATTTGTAATGATGCGACATGTATCACCCTTCTTTGATAGACTTAGAGATAAGGTTATGAAGAAGTTAGGTGATAAATGGTGGTGGAGAATACATGGCACCTTAGATTGGTTGTGGATATTACTTGTAACCTGTGGACTATTAATTTATTCTAATAGAGTTCTACATATAGTGGTATTAGCAACCTTCTGGACACTTGCCTGGTTGATATTTTATCTACCAAGATGGACTATGAAAAAATAGAATTATGAAAAAACGACTCAAACATCTGATTGATCGCTATGTGAAATTAGTTGCAAAAATACCAGAGAGACATTATTGGCCACTCTTTATATTTCTCTCGTTGTATTTTGTTGTGCCGTATAGTGAATTTGTAGTTACTGCATTCATTCTCTTATACTTTAAATTTGAGAAGGTTTTTCGTAGCATCGGTGGTAAAATTACATCAGTTCTTCCTGAGTGGTTAAGAATAGGTGGTTCTATTATCTTCTTTCTTGTTATGTTGGATGACACACTTATGTACGTTGCTATTATAGGAATTGTATATTGGAGTAACAAACAAATACAGAAACAGAAGAAATCTTAGTGATAAATACAATACACATTTGTATATTACTAAGAGAATAAATTGAACGATAAGAAAGCGGCAAAGAAAATTATTAAGATTGCTAAAAAACATCCAAATCTTTATACGGCAGAAGATGTTTTATATGCTAAATTAATAAAGAAACGAATCAAAAAGTTAAAAGAAACTGGTGAGGATTAATGATTAATCAAGTGGCACCTTGGCCAACATGGAAACATCATACAATGGATAAAACAATGCATCAAATTAAAGCGAAGTGGTATTATATTTTCTGGGGTACTGCTACTGCTACAGTAGTTTTTGGTCAACTTTATGTTGGGTTTGGGTATCGTCAGATGGCAAAGAGTTTTGATAGAATTGTAGATACTATTATGGTTGAGATAGAAGATGATAGTTATCAATTAATTAATGACAAGAACATACACTAAGGATGAAATCGATCAGAAGTTAGCAGATCTTCTTGAAGAAGCAAGAGAGATTGATAGGGCTTCTATGGCTAAGCACACCTGGGATGCTACTATTATTAGTATGATCTTAGGGTTTATTGCTTTGGCATTATTCCTTGATGGGTTATTGAGAATACTTGGTATCATTCCACCATTCATGGATTTGGATGTTGGTATTATTGATGATATTGTAGAACGGGTTAAGGATGATATACTTCCATATATATCTAATAATATACCGGGAATATAATGGAGCATGTAAACTTTTTTGCTCATACATATAGGATACCTACACCAGTAGTAGAACTTGTTGTACTGCTTATAGGCTTTGTGTGGGTTGGGATATGGTTACAGGGTGCTTATCCTGAGGAGGATGATAAATGAAAACTTTTTTGATGTTTATGAATTTTCTTGACTTTATGTTTTTTCCATTGATGATAGCAACTATCATTGCTGTTATCATAGAACAGTTAATAAGGAGGTTTGCTGATTCAGATCCCCAATCTTATGATGATGCTCGTGCTATTCGTATTTCTATGAATGTTCGTAAGTTTATATATCAACAGTTTTGGATTGTTAATGTACTATGGTTCTTGAGTTTCTTTATCTTTACATTCATAGCAGGTAGGAATCCCCCACCTGATATGATGGGAGATCCCAATCTACTGTGGAAACTATAAAGCATTAAAAAAACCCCCTTTAGGGGGTTTCTTTGTATTCAGTTGTTAAACTAGAATCTCCTTACATATTCGTTTACATGATGCTTGTTCATGTTCGCATTCAATTAAACAGTTATAGTAGTCGTCGATTTTCTCGTCCATGTCCTGAACATCTGTTTCATTTGACAGATGCCAGTCTGCTAATTGATTCTGCGACATTAGATTTTTCATTGAACCTCCACTAGTTTTATAATCATAACAAAGAGATTTCGTTCATGATTGCTCCGATTCTATTGTTATTTATGTCACATGTGATGGTATCGTAACAAATATAAATGCCTAATTTGCAGAAGATGTGCTATAATAAATAATGCGGGTGGCAAGGACTTGTTCCCCCTATTCAGTGGTCCCTAACAGGAATACTCCACCCTTTTACTTCCCCCAACTGAGACCAGGGGGTTATAATGTCTCTCATGGTGAGAACTGTGACATAAAAATTATGCTCCTGGAGGGTGATGAATGATGTATAGTATTAGATTTAATGCTGAATTAATACATGAAGCTCTTTCAAAAGAAGAGTGTGAGTCATTGATAGATAATTATAAGAAAAGATATGAAAGTGGAATAGTAGAATGGCCACTTGAATATCAGAATATGAAGATTGAAGAATTTTCTGGTAAATTTATTTTAGTTGATGATAAACTGGTAAAGGATGTACAAAAGCAGTATGATGAGTCATTAAAAACTGAATAATAAAAAGGGACTCTTGAAGTCCCTTTTTTATGACTCTAAATATTCCTTGACATAAACAAATGCATTGTGCTATAATGACCAAGATGAATGAAGATGCGATGGACATTACAGTTTATAGTATACCCGATTGTTTACATTGCAGTAGGGTCAAAGAGTTATTTGAGCGAGCAGAATTAGATTTTACTAATCTTGTGGTAGGTCAAGACATATCTAAAGAAGTAATGACACATAAGTTTCCTCTTGCTAAAGGTTTTCCGTATGTTATAATTGATGGGCAAGCAATACCTGGTCTACAGGCAACTGCAAAGTATCTTGTGGATAGAGGGTTCGCTTCTAAAATGAGAAAAACTAAGGTCAGTAACTGTAAGTCATGTAATCAATGACTGATATCCCACGTAAAGAATCTACAAAAGACTCCATAAATAAAGGTGTTGAGTTAATGATTCGGAGAGCAGTAAAAGACTCGCCATATAAAGGTAGAGGTTTAAAATTAAAGCAAACCTTCTTCTTCTTTAAAAAGGTCTTCAGTTTTAGATTGGAGTTTACTTGGGAAGATGTAGATATAACGGAGAGATAGAATGGCCTCAAATGAATTAATGTTTATATCAGGTGCATTGATGGTGATGTTCTTAGCATTAGGAGTGGTGATTGGATGGATGTCAAATGATTTTTTATATCATTTCATGCATACTAGAAACAATTTACCTAGACACCCAGAGATGTATGATGATAATGGAGTTGTGATTGATGACGAACTTTTAACAGTTAAATTCATTGATGATGACCCCGAAGATTGTTATGAGGACTAAATATTTACAAAATTATTACTGAACTATGAAACTATTGATTTCCGAAGTACTACAAAAAGTACACAACGCAAAAACAAAAGCAGCAAAAGTTAAGATCCTTCAAGATAACAATAGTGATGCTTTGCGAGCAATTTTGATTGCTAATTTTGATGAGAGTATTGTATCATTGTTACCTGAAGGTCATGTTCCTTACGAAAAGAATGATGCTCCTATTGGAACAGAACATACACTTTTAGAGAAAGAGTATCGTAAATTGTATCTTTTCTTTAAGGGTGGATCATCTTCACTGAAGCAATCTCAACGTGAGAACCTGTTCATTCAGATGTTGGAGGGACTACAAGAGGAGGAAGCAGAACTTCTTATCCATGTTAAAGATAAATCATTGAATAAGAAGTATAGAATCACACGTGCATGTGTAGAAGGTGCTTTCCCGAAGATTGATTGGGGTAATAGAGCATGAATGTCTTGCACGAAAATTGCGACGTAAAAAAAGTAGATACAAAACACTTACCTTATACTGCTTATGTTGTTGAGTATGAGGTAGAAGGTAAGATACTATATGATATTGCTGTTGGTAATAAAGCAGTAGATATCTTTGATCATTACTACGACAAATATAAGAAGGGGTTTAAGAATTTAACTCAATCGAAAGGAGTTGTGAATCCTAGATTGTGGAAATCTAATAAAGAGTCTCCTAACGAGAAGGTACAGAAGAAACCAGATCCACCGAAGAAACCAGACCAACCAGCACAAAGCTAAGATTTTATAAAATGGTATCGTATGATACCATATGATACCATACTGCTTGACTAAATAGGAGTAATGGTCTATAATAGACCTGTCGTTCAACCCCATTGAGGGGTCGCAAGTAAGTCGCGGAACGGAGCGTTCATCCCATGTTAAATCTAATTCTGGCATCTGTCCTCACCTGTAGTGCTTCTCAAGAACTCATAGGGGACTTGAGAGACAATACTAATGAAGAAATGACTTCTGATTATAAGTCAGAAGTTATGGAAGTCATTATGGACTATACAGAAGAAGGTTGCTGGGACGCAAACGACTAAAGGAACGGGGCTAAAAATCCAACTACTTTAGGAGTAAAATCATGACTATCTATCGCGGTGTATCCTATACACCTTCCAAGCCAGAGCAAGCCAGCAGCGAGTCTGTTGAGCATGTGTATCGTGGAAA